TGATTGGCTTCATATTTATGATGATCAATCAATTCTCCCTGCTACAATGCACCTAGAATCCGCTGATCTTCTCATTGGTTTTCGTTCTGAAGCGTTCGACATTCCTGTAATCGAGGGTGTCATCGACAGAAAGTTGAGGATCAAACAACATTATGACATTTACGCCGAAGTGGCAAGGTCTAACGCTAAGAAGGGTGTGGTTGGACGAAAGGGAGACTTTACACTGGACGCTATATCTCGACGAACGTTGGGTCGGGGTAAAAACGGCTCAGGAAAACATGCTCCCGCTCTTATCCAGAGTGGGAAATTCGGAGAACTTTTCAATTATTGCGGTAATGACGTTCGATTAACCCTTGATTTATTCCGTTACATCTGCCAACACGGTGGTGTGATGAACATTCACAATAGCTTCCATCCACTCCCGATCCCCGATTGGATCAGGTCTGAAATGGTCTGAGGAGAACTATGTTAGTTACCGAAAGCTCACGAACTATCCCAACGTATAAAATTGAACGTGCCGAGGGGTCGTTGGCAATCCGGGACCAAATTATCAATGTAGTGACCTCCCGGAAGAAGCTCTCCGAGAACTATTTCAATGCGCTACGGTCTACATGGCCTCGGCTCTATGACCTTTGGAGAGGAACTTGGACAGGTCGCTTCCACCCCCACAAGAACAACGTACACATTCCCCTAATCTTCTCAGCAGTATGGGCGGACGCCGCGAGGAAAGCATCCACTTCCCTCAGCGTCTACCCCATCGTCCAATTTCTCGGTTATGCTGAGGGCGACTCTCCAATCGCACGTAAGCGCGAGGCTCTCATCTCTGCCCAAATGAAAGACGATGATGTATTCATGAAACAAGTTGATATGATCGTTGCTGCTGATCTTTATGGTAAGGCGATCATGCAAGTTGGTTGGAAACATAAAGAAGAGGACCGCATTATTGAAATCCTCGATAAACTTCCCATCTCTGGCCGTGTAATCAAGTCAATTAAAAAAGCAAGAATCACAAGTTTCGAGGGGCCAGTCACTGAGCCTATTGATCTTCTTGACTTTTACCCACAGCCGGGCGTCAAGAACTTAAAAGACATGAAGTGGGTAATCCGTCGCTATTTCCTAGAGCTTGATGATGTTCGTTACCTTACGTCACAGGGCGTATTCGACAAGAATGAAGTCGATAGACTCACAGCAGAGAACACAATGTCAGGCTCCGCAGAAGATCAGGCCATGGTACGGCGTTTTGCTGTCCGCTCAGGGATGGATGACCAATCAATCCGCTGGATGGACAAATACGCCCGCCCCATCGAAATCACTGAAATGTGGGGCACGCTTCCTTCCGAACTTTGCCCAGATGGTGTTTTTGAGCGCGTGATCACGGTAGCCAATCAACGGTACCTTTTCCGCAATCGACCCAACCCCTTCTGGCACGGTCAGAAGCCCTTCATAGACTTCTCTCCCACCCCCGACCTTCATTACTTCTACGCACCGGGCAAGGCTGAGACAGTTGAGAAACTACAAATCGTGGGTAATCGTTACATCAATCAGTCCCTCGATGCGGCTGACCTTCTAATCGATCCTATGTGGTTCTACGACCGTGCTGCGAACATCACAACTCGCAACTTATACGCACGACCTGGACGTTGGATCGCAGTTGACGGTCCTCCACAGAATGCCGTTCATCCCATGGACACCAATCTCTCTGGCCTCACAGTCGCGGACTCAAAAATCGCCCAAATCCGCGAATTCATCCAGATGGGGACAGGTATCGTAGATGATGCTGTCCAGGGACTCTCAGGAGATAGCCGACAGACTGCCCGAGAATTTATTGGCCGTCGAGAGGCTGCAGGGACTCGCCTACTACTTGAGTCTCGTATCTACGAAGAAATGTGCCTAGAGAAAATGGCAAACATGTTCGTCCAACTTGATAAACAATTCCTGCCAACCCCAGCCGAAATTCTAATTCTGGGTCAAGCCTCACAAATTGATCCTGTGACAGGAATGCCTATTGCAAGTTCTCGGGAAGTTCTAACAGATTACGATCTTGTCCCTAACTACGCCGCGAGGGCTGTCGGTGCTACCAGTGGCCTCTCAAAGACAATGAAACAAGATCGTCTCCTTGAACTTCTTCAATCTCTAAACTCTCCAATCGGCCAAGCAGCAATGGGGGCGATCAATTCCGTAAACTTCTTCCGCAGTATTTTCCGCGAGTTTGAAGTTGAAAATATGGATGAAATCTTCAATGTCAATCCCGCGCTCCAGGCCCAGGCCCAAATGGCTGGGCAAATGGCCGGTGCCCCTCCTGGGGCTGGCCCGCAGGGTGGTGTTCCAACCTCTGGACAAATCGTCAATAGTGGTGGTCCTCTCCCACTTCCTGGCATGGCTGGCTCCGGGGCACAGGGGCTTCTCCAAGCTCCAGATATGTCAAACACTCTTCCAAAAGCAGGCCAATAAGAAAGGATCGTAATGGCACTCTTTACTGATATTTTTGATGTTGCCAATTTAGACGATCACATTCTCGGACACCTAGAATTCATCTTGAATTCCCCTAGTTATGGTGATGTATTCAAACCGTATCTCGTCCGAATGCGAGACTCATTGGCTGTAAAACTTCTTGACCCCTCGCGGGAGCGTAAAGATCAGTATCCAGATGATTTCATCCGCGGCGGGATTATCACCATTGATGGTCTTGTCTCTTTCTTTGAGCGGTTGATCGAGGAAACTACAATCGAAAGATTAGCTCGTTCACAGCGGCCTCTTTCAGGGAATGAACAATACGAGTTCCTCCGAAGCGAGGGTCGGATTAGACCTATCACTGGAATTGAGTCCGAAAGATACTCGGCGGAGATACTGCCAGAGGAGGATTATTGATGAGACATAAACCTGGGGAAGCCCGAAAGGAGAGGAACAATAAAGTTGGAAAAGTAATGCATGAATTCAAACACGGCGAATTACATAGTGGGTCCAAGAAAGGCCCGAAGGTCGCCAACCGGAAACAAGCCATAGCGATTGCTCTCTCGGAGCAGCGTAAGGCCGATCACGGAGGATATAAGTAATATTCCTCGGTAAGACAACCTTCCAGGAAAGGACAAAAATGGACGACGCACGTACAAGTAATCAAGCAGAAGCAGATCTTCACGCACGTATTATGGCAGAAATTGTTGAACCTGAAGTCATGGCCCCGATGGAACGAATCGGCTGGAGTGAAACAGGTGTAGAAATGGTTCCCGCTGTGCCGGACAACCCGGCCGTTGTGGAAACCCCGGCGAGCCGTCAGCCTGAGCCAGTTAAACCGGACAACCCGGTAACTCCGCCAGCAGGACAACCGGACCCTGCTACAACAACCGCTCCCGAAGTTGATTGGGAATCTCTCCGGGAAGCCAATGGTCTGATCCTTGGTAAATACAAGGATTCATTCTCCGCGACCAGAGGTGTCGGGCATGCTGTAGCAATGGCAAAGCAAGCGTTCACAGAGCGCGACGAATTAGCGCGGCGTATTCATGAACTTGAAACGCGGACTACCTTGCCCACCGCCGCTCCTTCCCCAATTGCACCAGTTGAGACAACTCCACAACCTAGTATTCTCGATACTGTGTTCAAAGAGATTGTCGATGAAGGTGGCCTCATTGATGAGACTACTGGACCTAAACTGAGGCAGGCACTCCGCGAAGAAGCAGTGCGGGTTGCGAAGGAGACAGTAGCAGAGACTCGTCAGATTCAAGACCGGGAGACCTCCGAGTGGACGCAAGTAGGTGCCTATATGCAAGTCAACCACCCTGAGTCAGTCAACTTCACAGAAGAACTCAACTTGTTCGTCGCGGCTAACCCCGCGCTCAAGAATACTGTTGCAAATCTTCTTAAGGATGGGGACAAGATTGGGGCCACAGAATTTGCATGGGTAAAGTACAACGCCGCGAGGGAAGCGCAGACAGCCAAGACGACACATGCTGCAAATGTGACGCAGGAAATTAAATTGACTGCTGCAGAACAGGTCCGACAGGAAGCAGTTGCGGCCGCACGAAGGGACGCTGGAGTGGTGACAACCTCCGCTGGCGGTGTCCACGAGACGGTCCCCCAAACTGCGGATCAGGACGAGATTGAACTCGCTGCCGCTGAAATGCGGCGCACAGGTCTCGGTGATCGTTGGCGTCAACTAGTCATTGGCAGTCAACTCAAGGGGCCTCTATTTGACTAAGACAAACGCTCGTTAGCGGGCAGGATTAAATAAAATGCCAGGTACTAGCACTTTTAATTTTGGCGTATACAAAACTAGTATGACGCCAGGAGTAGGTCCAAATAAAGAAGACCTACTCGATCAGATTACTAACATTGATCCGTGGGATACTCCCTGGGTTTCCCAGGCTCCCAAGGTCATTGCGCAGCACGTTTATCATCAGTGGCTGATTGATACACTCGGTTCCACTGATACCACAGGTGCTGTCGAAGGTGCCGATTACAACTATGACACCACGACCACACCCTCGCGTGACTTCAACGTGACAATGATCCTTCGTCAGGACATTGGCGTGTCGGAGACTCAGCGTGCGATCAACTCCGCTGGTTTCAAGGATCTGTATGCCTATGAAATCCAGAAGGCCACCAAGCGTCTTGCTATCAAGCTGGAGAAGACAGTATTCGCTGCACTGACCACAGCCACAGGTGCTTCGGGCACGGGTCGTGTTATGAAGGGCTTCCAGTCCTTTATCGCCACGAATACCGCACTCGCTGGCACTAACGGTGGCACGGTTGGTGACGCAACACACGATGGTCAGTTGGCTGTCGGTGATTTCAATGACATGCTGGAGAAGATTTACGTGGCTGGCGGAAACCCCGAACAGGTCTACGTTTCTCCGAAGGTCAAGCGCCAGATCAGCGCATTTGGCGTCCCTGGCAACGCGGCCGGTAATGCGTTCACCCGCAATATCGCCGGTGTTGACAAGAAACTGGTATCCTCGATTGACTTCTACGATTCAGACTTCGGTCTGATTCAGGTTGTCCTCGACCGTTGGGTGCCAGAATCCACCAATACAGTCACTGCGACTGGTACTGCGACGGCCGTTGGAGGCCAGATGTTCTTCCTCCAGCGTAATATGAACCGGCTTGCGTGGCTCCGTCCAATGACTCATCAGTTGGTCGGAAAGCGCGGCGACTCAGTTGCCGGTATCGTTGTGGGCGAAGTCACACTTGAAGTCCTCAGCGAGAAGGCGAACGGTCGTATCACATCAGTAAACAACAAGACTCTTATTACTTAACCAGTAATATAGTCTAATTGACAGATAGGATGGGGGGTGGCTCCGGCCACTCCCCTCCTACGCTGCTCAGGAGAACAAATGGCTGAAAAGGGATATACTCGGAAGACTCCACCCGCCGAAAACCGCGCTGTGGAGAAGTTCGCCACAGTTCAAACTGGGGCTAACCCCCTAGAATTCGTTGAAGGTGATGCTTTCAACACTGTTGACCACCCTGGAAACGGTAAGGCTGATGGTGATAATCCTACCTTTACGGCTGTCCCATTTGCAAATGGGAAAGACAACCGATACCGGGGCTAAGGAGAAATCATGGCGCTACCATACCCATCGAAGAACCTCCCGGACCCGTCTCATGATCAAATCATGAAACCCGGCCAGGAAGGAACTTGTGAGCATCCCCTAGAAGGAAGTAACCCCTCCACATACCCAACTTCGGTGACTCTCCCAGATAAGGGTGATGCCCGGAATAAGAGTGGTGGGTCCAATTCTGATCCATGCCCCGCAATGCCAGGGGCCAAGTAAGAAAGGACAATATGAACAACGCTGGGCTCAAGATCACTAAGATCAAGTCCAGGAACAAGCACAGCATGGACCTTCTGGGGGAAGTTCTCTCCCCAG